CTTAACGACGACGGTGGTACCCGTAATGAGTGCGTTAGGTGTCGGAGCAGCAACGGCAGGTGCGATTATAGGTGGTGCCGGAGCTTTGGTGTTAGCACCATTAGTTTATTGGTTAGTTACGAAGGACGGTGAGTATCCTAAAATTGAAGCATTGTTTCAGATGTGTTCAACAAACGCGGAGGCCTTCAAAAAACTACCAGCTAAACTTGGTCAATCGGATATAAGACAAATGTCAGACGATATTTACGATGCAGTTAACTACACTTGGGGTACGGATGAGGAACTTTTATTTGGGGCGTTTAACAAACTAAATGATGGTAACGCAACTGACTTCTGTGCTTTAGTTCAATATTATAATAAACAGGGTGAAAATTTATTATCCGATTTAGATGGAGATATTGACACATCTGGTGAGTGGAAAAAAATATATAGACCAATTAGAAACTGTGTTGAAGATTCTTTACTTGAGATAGGTAAGATGGCTGAAGATGAAAAAATTGAAGGGGTTGAACCTGTCGTTCCTATCGATGGTGATGATAAAAAGACTAAGAAAAAATATAAAAAATGTACAGGGACTTATAAAATGTATTGTTTCAATAAAGAAGTAATTGGTAAAGTTCAAAAGGCCTTAGGTATTAAGGATGATGGAGCTTACGGACCAATAACTCAAACGGCTTTAGAAAAGGCGGGTTATAAGAACGGATTTACAGACGCCGATGTATCTAAGATAGTTAAAGGTGGAGATTCAGAAGATGGCTCACCTAACGTTGTAATTAATACGGATTCGGAGGAAATAGAAATCGATGATGAAACTATAATCCCTGAACCATCAACGAATAATGATATAAACACTCAAGACACGACTGTAAGTAACAATAGTCAATTTTAAATAAAATATTATGAACGAACAAAAAGAACAAAAAAGTAATGGTCGTAAAAGATTAGAATATGCGGTTAAAAATAAATGTTTACCCACATGGTTAGTTGATACTAAATACAGTACGTATGAAGGTAAAGACGTTATAATAGGTTACGGTAAAGACCCTAAAGATAAATATGCTTTCTATTCAGATTTAACGGCTAAAAATATAGACACTGGAAAAACGGCTGTTTGGAAATGTCAAGGGTTAGAAGATGTCGTAGTGAATAGTGATTCAGATAAGTTAGTTACAACTCAAGTTAAAGTAACACCTCAAGGATGTCGTACAACTATAAAAGAATATTTACTTTCAGGGTTGTTACATAATGCTAGAGTTCTTGACAACGTACATCCCCAATTAAGAAAAATGAAAGGTGAACTTGTAAAATGTTATGGTGCTGGTATGTTCGAAGATATGGAACCTTTAACTAAAGATGACTTTGTTAATTTTGATGCGGACTCTGGACTTGAGGGATTACCTCTTAGAAAGAAGTTATCTCCATTCGGTTTTTGGAAAAAAGGTAAAGAGTTGAGTTTTAAAGAAATTTGGAAAATTTTAACCGGTAGAGATAAAAGAAGTAGAGTTACTAGGTCTTACCTTATTAGAGAATCTAAAAATAATGAACTATCTAAAATAATTAAAGAAAATTTAATATTAATTTCTAAATCAAAAAAAAAAACATTAACAGAAGAGCGTAATATAGTTAAGAGTAGGTTTTCTGTATTATCTGAAGGGAGAAATGTTAAAACGAAGATTGATAAAAATTCATTTGCGGATGACGTTATAACAGAAATGTTCGAATTACGTTCTCAAGGATTCGAAACTGAAGTTATTAGTGAAGGTTTATTCGATATGTTAGGTGGATTATTTGGAGCCGCAGGTGGTGGTATAGGTCAGATAATTAAAGAAAAGATGGCCACTTGGATAATTTCTAAATTAGGTTTAAGTACAGACGGTTATTTATCTAATTTTATTATAGTTGCCTTTGGTAACTTACCACTTAGTGATTATGGTAAACTAACCGACTGTAAGTTTTTAAGTGATTTAATAACTAACTCGGTAGTCGAATCAATTGCTCTTAATGTTGAAAAGAAGTCAGGTAAAGATGGGGTGTTTATGGATTTACTACGTAACATTGCCGGTGATTATTTTAAAGATAGTTCAGTCGAAAATAAAATTTCAGGATATTTAGAAGGTGTGTTATGTCCACTTATGGGAGGTATTAAAGGTAAGATGAAAGATGCTGAAGAACAGATTAAGGCCTCCGTAGTAGGAGTGTAACGATGCTTAAGGGGTAGAACCCTTGGAGAATAAACCAATTAAAAGAAAGGGGGAATTCAAGTATCTAAAGAAGGTGTCATTATTGACACCTTTTTTTTTATTATATATTTAATGGTATGGATATTAATATAAAGAATAATACAATTTACCCGGAACTCTTAGATTGGGTTAAAAATGATAAACATTTTTCATTTGCCAGATATAACGATGGGGAATGGGGGATAATATTAGAAAAACAACCTCATTACGACACAATTAAACGTAGATGGGGTATACCTCTTAATGAATTAACGTATAAATTAAAAAGTATAGTTGAAAAACCTTTAGAATATTTTGTTGGTATACCCCCCAAATTAGTTAGGGTTTGGTTCGAAGATATCGAATCAGTGATAAACCCTAACATAAAACCAATTAATTCTGAAATACTACACTCAAGGCCCTTTAAGGAGTTCAAAGATTTTCTAGAATTACTTAAAACAAAAAATACTTTATTGGTTGGACCAAAATATTTAAGTGTTTTAAATTTCTTTAGGTCTCACACAATAACACCTGAGAAATTTGTGTGGGACCATACAGAAAATTTGATGTCCGAAATCAGACAGTTTATAAATAATAATAACGACCCAATAATAGTTTACTCGGCTAGTATCGCAACAAACATAATAATCGATGAATTATATGGGGAATATAAAAATTCTATCACTCAAATAGATTTAGGTTCCACGTTAGACCCGCATGCCGGAGTCATATCTAGGTCGGGACACAGAAATTATATGGGTGAAAACGGATTAGAGGTGAAGAGAGTGTTTAAAACAAATGAACGATTTAATAACTAAAATAATATGAAATTAACTAACGAACCCGAAAAAATTGATGGATTACGTAAAATGATTAATGATGGTGATTATTTTTCTAGTGAAGATAATCATTCACATATAAAGAATGAGGTAGATTATGTTTTAAGTTCAAACGAATACCTAAAAGAATTTATTATAAGATTGGCCGAAAAAATAGAATGGGAATATATGAGTTATCCTGTGGTCATTAATAAAATTAATAAAATCGATAACTTCACTTTAGTTAGATATCAAGATGGTGAATGGTCTTGTATGTTAAGAATAGAACCTCACTATAGTAGAAAATATAGAAATGGTCCTCGACCTAGACTAGAACCTTTAAGTGATGAATTATTAGACATTCTCAAACAAAAACCTGAATACTATATTACTGTTAATGCCGGAACTTTTGACGAAAGAGTTGGTTTAGCTTGGCCTTATCTTAAAGATTTGAAAAATTTAATTGTTGGCGAAATATTTAGAAGTGTATCGGTTACTAAGGGGTTAGATGATTTCATTAATGCTATTAAAAATAGAACTGTAATTTTAGTTGGTCCTGATTATTTAGAAAAATTAGAGGGATTTAAGAGGGAACATATTGAAACCCCTATGGGTGGGTTATTTGAAAAAAAGGTTATGGGTACGATTGAAACCAATCTTGGGGTTTTACTTGAAAAATATAAAACTGACAACCCCGTTGTTTTATATTCTTGTTCCTTCGTCGCCAAAATTATGTGTGATAAGTTTTATAAAAAATATTCGAATACTATCACACAAATAGATATGGGGGCTATATGGGACCCTTATTGTGGTATTATTAGTAGACCATACCACAAAAAAGTTATGAGAAGATTGAAAGGGGGAGAGTGAATAATTTAACTAATTGCCCTACCTTTTAACATTTTCCAATCCTGTTCAGGTCTAACTTCTAAGTTAGTAGTCCAAGCTCCCTCTAAGGTGTTCATAGGTACTCCTAAGTCCTTACCCATAGTTATAATGGCGTTAATGTCTTTAGGGAAACAAGTTCCTCCAAACCCAACCCTACCATCGGGTCCGGGAACGTGTAAATGTGAGTCGGCTATTCTACCATCAGAAACAAATCCAAATTTAGCGGTTTCCCAATCAACATCTAATGATTGTGAAAGTCTATAGTATTCATTCATAAGACTAATCTTAGCTGCGAAATAAGTATTATTCATATACTTAACAAATTCGGCCGTTGTAGAATCTGTTAATATAATATTACGATTCATAAACCTTTCGTCAAATAACGATTTAACTCTCAACACTAAATTATCTTCACCACCAATAATAATTCTAGCTTGAGTTAACATATCTAATTTAGCGGTTCTCTCAGTTAAAAATTCAGGTGAAAATACGATATTTAAACCAAATTCACCAACTAACTCTTTCGTAGTACCGGGTAAAACTGTAGATTTAATAATGAATATCGATTCAGTTTTATTGGTAATACCATCAAAGAAGTTTTTAATAAAAGATAAATCTTGCTCTCCATTTTCTTTCATGGGTGTTGGTAAACATATAAAGATAAATTCTTGTTTTAGAACGTCATCTAATGTATGTGTCGACTTCAGAGGGTTAATGTCGTAAATTTTAACGTCAGTTGTTGGGGAAAACCCAAAAGCTTGTGATTCTCCCACAAAACCATTACCTATTACTCCTACTGTTTTCTTCATATTATTTAATATATAAATTATTTATTCTTCTACGTAAATCCAAATCTGCTTGAATATTATTTCTTTTGGGGATATGTTTAGTCTTAGGTGTTAAAAACGTGTTACCATAAACACCACCATTTTTCTCTATTTTTTTAATTGGTATTCCTGTTTTCCACGAACAATATACCTGAGATAATTGGTCTCTCCCACATCCACCCTTTATTTCTGACCACCACTTATCATTAAATTCGTTAACTCGTTCATTGTTAAGTCTAAACATAAAACCTGACTGAAAAAGACCCATATTTTTAGGAAAATTATCTTTTCGATATCTATCCATTTGAATCTTTACCTTATGTGGGTCATCTAAACCTAAACGTTCTACGGCGATAGATTCGTCATAAATACATTTTCTCTCATCATGTTTGTAACACATTATTTGATTCCCATCAAATAATATTTGTTGCAACATATTTTCAAAACTATTAAATTTTGGTGTAAAACAATGGTCAACCCACAAACTGATATCGTGGTCAGGTAATACTTTATGAGGATTAGTTTTTAGGTATCTCGCCTTTAATCGGTTATCTAAATCGTTAGGTAAAAAATCGATGTGGTTAACTTCCCACACGTCAGATTTGAAGTACTTATTGTCTGTAAATAATATATACCTTATATTATCATCAAATTTAGTTGGGTAACTAAATAAATCATAACCACCTATATTAGCACTATATACTATTACATTCATTTACGGTTATTTTAAATGTTTTATATAACTATTATTACCACCTCTATACCAATGTTGTACATATATCCCTTGCATTAACCCTACCTTACCACCATATTTACTAACCTTCATATGAATATCGTTATCAATTCCTAACATTTTCGTTGATTTGAAACCCCCTACTTTTTCCCATGTATCTTTTCGTATTAATAAAATAACACCACTAATATACTTAAGTTTAGTGACGTCTAAAATATTAGTACCAAATTTCTCCCACATTTGAGTACCAAAATCCCTATGGTATTTTTGGTCGTTACTTTCATTATCAACTCCCGGAGCTATTTGGGGTGGAAAACCTATCCTGTTGGTATAACAAGTAAATAAGTCATATTCGGGATTGTTGTTAATCACATCTTCGATATGTTTTCCGAAAAATGTTGTGGTATGTACCGCATCCCCATCTAAAAAACACACCCAATCCTTAGACCCAACATTAGACATAGAATCATTATATGAATCACCAATATTTTTATTGGAATCCCATGGTATTATGTGAAAAACCTTACTTTTAGGTTTTTTGAAAATTTGACTTGACATATATGAATTAAACTTGTATTTATTAATATAAATATAATAAATCTATTTTATGAACTTAATAATTGTCTCCCCTTTTTGGAATTCACCTGAATTAACTAAAAAATGTATTGAATCGTTAAAAAGTCAATACTACACTAGTTTTAAAGCGTATTTTATAGATGATATTTCGACAGATAATTCCTACGATGTCGCTAAAAAAACTATCGGTGATGATAACCGTTTTGTTCTTATTAAAAATACGATAAAAAAACATAAAACAAAGAATTTTATTGATATTATTAGGGATAATAACGACATTAGGTGGGATGATGTTATCGTTGAATTAGATGGGGATGATAGATTATCTGATAATTTTGTTTTAGGGAGAATAAATAAGGTTTTTATGGACGAAAATATATGGGTTTGCGGGTCTAAATGGAAAGACCAACACGGTAGATTGGGTAATTACGGTAAACCTAAACCACATAGGGCGAGAAAGACCTCTTGGAATTTCTCTCATCTTAGAACATTTAGGTCTTTTTTATTTAACTTAATTGATGATGATGATTTAAAGTTTGAAGGTTCTTATTTTAAAGCGGGGTGTGATTTAGGCCATGGAATCCCTATTTTAGAGATGTGTGGTAACGAACACTTTCATTATATAGACGAACCATTATATACATATATATGGCATGATAGACAGTCTTATTCTGATAAAACAGATTTTAAAGATAAAACCTTACAAGGAAGGACGGCAAAACACATATACGGTTTAAAAAGTTATTTACCTGTCAAGTTAAGTGACTCTTCAAATATTCAAAATACACGAAAGAAAGTTATGAGTGTTGATTCAATACCTAAGGATTTTAATTCTAAGGGTGTTAAGGTCCCACTTAAAGATTTAAATCTAAAACAGATAAATAAAACTATTGATTATAATGAGGTGAGTAAAACATTAGGTAAGTCATCTATACCGGATAAAACTAATAAAGGTGATTCAACTATTAAACAACACAAACCAAATAATCGTAACGAGTTAATTGCGTTAAAACGAAAAAAGTTAATAGAAAATCTTAACCCAACTAAGGTTAATAAACCTATATCCATTAAACGGATTAAAGAAAGCATAGTTAATAAAAATATTTATATACCTAAAAAAGGTACCGTATCGATTAAAGTTATTCCTAAATCTCAACCATCAAAAATAAAAAAGAATTCTATTGCGGAATTGGCGAATAAGATGGGTTTTGGGGATGGTAAAAATAAAAAAAAATAACGTGGAAAGTATAATCAAAAAAAAAATTAAAGATTCTCATTATCATAAATTTTCAGGTATAGCTCCTGAAGGGTTTGTAATGATACCTGAGAAAACTTTAGAAAGACTCAAAGATTTTGATTTTTGGAAGGAATGGAAACACAACGAAGAGATATTGAAAGTTTATTCGATTAAAGATACTGAGGAAGATTTTTAATTTTAAATTAGTTAGGTTTAATTTTTATTTGTATATTTGTATTATCAAAAACAATAGATATGAAATTAGATAAAGTTAAAGAAATAATTAAAGAGGTTTATCCAAAAATTGAAAAATACTATGGTTTTTCTAAGTTCATGTCTAGTGAAACCCCTTACGTTGAGACTCACTATAATATTTATGCTAGACACAGTGGTGAACCTGAAGCTGAGGGTGAACAAGATGATTGTCATGCCGAGTACGATAGAACTGATAATAGTATTGTTATTTATTATCCTAATATGGTAAGTAGAGAACATATTATTCAAACATTAGTTCACGAATACCAACACTACCTACAATCCCCATCATGGTTTAAAAGGTATTATGATATGGGTTATGGTTATAATGACCACCCTTATGAGGTTCAAGCTTACGCTGAAGAAAAGAATTGGGAGTTATTTAATTAATTTATTAGGATAAACGATTTAAATGTAGTATATTTGTACTTATGAATGTAGAACAAAAATTATCTAACTTAGAAGCATCTTATATTAACTGGATGGAAAAACATAATAGTTATAGGGATGCCGGTTATATTTGGTGGGAAAGAGAAAAGGATTGTCAAGAATGGTGTCCCAAAGAGAAGACATATAAACCAATGAGTATTACAAAGACTTTGCGTATAATGCGAGGTTGGGTAAAACAACAAAAATCATTTTGTTAATGAGTATGGACAATTGGTAGAGAGGATATACGATGGATTGCAAACCCATATACACAAGTTCGAATCTTGTATTGTCCTCAATTTATGTCCTATGGTGTAACTGGCAACACGTCTCGTTTTGGTCGAGAAGAGTCGAGGTTCGAGCCCTTGTGGGACAACATAAAAATAAAATAAAATAAAATCAATGGAAGGAATTCAATCTAATAATGGGAACACTCAGGTGAACAGTACCAGAAACTCATTTAACGATAAGGTATCTAAACTTAAAATGTTAGGTAGTACAAAAAAAGTGGCTTGGGACAATAGAAGACGTAACCGAGCAATTTAAAATTTTAATAATAAACTCAGAACCGAGGAACCCTTTAAAACAGATTCACAACTGCAGAGGTCACTGAGTTGAGATATAGTAAATGTGGCTATGTCTTATTATTAAAATAAAACGTACTTATCACGCTTTAATGGATTGGTTTATTACCGGTCGAGCGTACCAGGATAAGTCCATTTGCGAGGGTAAGTGGTTGCAAACATTTACCCTTATTATTAAAAGAGAGGCAGTGAAGCTGTAATAATAGACACTATTGATGAATGAAAAAAGGTTTAGAGTAGTTCAAAATTCAGGCAATCTATTATCAGAAACCTTGAAAGACCCGAAGTCTCTCTTTATTTGGCCCGTTCGTCTACCGGTTAGGACATGCGGTTTTCATCCGTAAAATGGGAGTTCGATTCTCCCACGGGCTACTAAAAACATAATCTAACTCAACTACCCGTATCGTACAGTAGGGTTAAATAAGATGGGGTTTCTGTTTACGAGAACCAGAATGGTTGTTTGGTTATGTTTTAAAAAATAAAAAGAAGAAAGCAATATGAGGGTATTAATATTAGGAGACGGTTTACTTGGTAGTGAAATCGTAAAACAAACTGAATGGGATTATATGTCTCGTAAAAAAGATGGTATTGAAGTATTATACTTTAACGATTGGATGACTAAACTATCCGAATATGATGTGATAGTTAATTGTATTGCGAATACAAACACTTATTCCGAGGACAAAGAGAGCCACTTAGAACTAAACTACCATTTCGTTAAAGATTTAGTTACATATTGTAATTATTCAGATAAAAAGTTAGTCCATATATCCACAGACTATATTTACGCTAATTCAAATAATGGAAGGAAAGAAATAGATGTTCCGGTCCATCATTGTAGTTGGTATGGGTATAGTAAACTATTGGGGGACGCTCATGTTGAGATGGAGTCTCATAACCATTTAATTTGTCGATTATCACATAAACCAACACCATTTCCTTACGATAGTGCGTGGGGTGATGTTATTACAAATGCCGACTACACACCAAAAATAGTCAATCTATTAGTTAATTTAATAAATCTTGGTAAATTAGGAACTTACAATGTGGGTACCGGTAAAAAGACGATACTTGAGTTGGCATTACAAACAAAAAAAGTCAAATCTATAAAGTCACCAAAAGAAACTCCTAAGGATGTGACTATGAACACTGATAAACTTAATAAAATTTTATAAAATGAAATATTTTGCGATAGCGATAACTTATGTTACCTTTTTTACCCTTATAGGGTTTACCTGTTACTTTTCAGGTTCATTAGTACCTTTATGGGCGTTACTAATTGGTCCAACTATAATTAATTCTATTAGTAATTTTAATGATAAAATTTAACTTTTTTAAGTATTGTTGTATTTATATATGATGTTTAAAATCGACTAAAACTATTTTATAGTTTGGTAAATTAAAATAAGTCATCATTTATTAAAATTATATATATGTTTACATCTGAAATTATAATTGCCTTTATAACAGGGGTATTAGGTCCCGTATTACTATTGGTAATAAAAAATATTATAGATAAAAGAAACTCTCCAAAACCTGATATGGTTTTAGACGCTTTAAAAGTAGGTAAACTTGTTGAATCTAAAATAGAGGACATTAAAGACGAGTTTAAACCTGACCGTGTTTGGATAACACAATTTCATAATGGTGGTCATTTTTACCCAACAGGTAAATCTATTGCTAAGTTTTCAGTAATGTACGAAACGGTTGGTACAGGAGTTTCTTCGATACAACAGAATTTTCAAAATATACCGGTTAACCTATTTTCTAAATCAATGAATCAATTAGTCTCGAATGAAACTATTGAGATACCTGACTATAAAGATGAGACTATAGCGACTTATGGTTTAAAGTATATCGCACAAGATACGGGTTGTAAATCTGGATACTTATTTGCCATTAGAACTATAGATGATAAATTTATCGGTGTATTGGGACTTGATTATACTAAAAGAAAAACAAAATTAGATGATGATGTAATTAATAGTCTTATTGTATACTCTTCATCTCTTGGAGGTGTTTTAATGAATGGTGAATTATGAAAAAAATAATTAACTTAAACGAAAAATATGTCCCGATTAAAGATTTAACGGGTGGTAATGTAAATGTGGATAATGATATTTCCACCGATAATATAAATAGTTATTTAATAAATGACCTTAAAACCGTATCTCAACAAACCGGTATTAAGATTCAAATAACATCCGCGAAATCTGACCACGGTAAAGGTACTAAATCAGGTAACGTCAGTAGACACTACACTAATCAAGCCGTCGACATAGCCAGACTAAACGGTCAGGGTTCTAGTGGAGCGTCTAACGGTAAAAATGGTAGTGCTCAATTTAGGGATAACGGTAATAAAATAAAAGACGCTTTAGTTAAATTGGGATATAAATGGAATAGTGAAGGTAAGTCAAATCCTAAAGCTGTGTTATGGCAAACTAATACAGGTGGTAACCATTTTAACCATTTACACGTATCAAATACTTCAGGAGAGGGTTCACCTCCAATTGATAGTGGTAGTTCTGATACGAGTAGCTCTGTTGAAACATCCGATAATGTTAAAATTACCTCAACTAATAAAGGTACCTCTGCGCTAGAGGGGGGTATTGGTTTAACCAATGATGTGTTAAACAATTTAGCGAGTACCGCATCCAAGAACGAAAGCTCTTTATCCGAATCGGTGAAAGACGAGATAAACATAATAAAAAGATTAATGTGATTAACTTCAATATAAATAATACTAATTCAAATAAAAAATTAGAATTAAACACTAAAAGTCTAAAAATTCGTAAAGATAGGTTTGATAAAATTATGTCTCCGGTAAATGGGAATATAATCGAATTTAACGATGAAGACTGTGGTGGTAAAGTTACTATTTCTTTTGAGTATAAGGATAGAAAATATACTATGGAAATGTGTGAAGTTTCGTATAAAAATTACAACTCATCAAATACTAAAGTTAGTAGTGGTGAAAGAATAGGGGTTTCAACAGGGTCACCATTAGTTATCACTGTTAAAGACTCTAAAAATATTAAGGTTGAATTATCTTTATTCGAAGATAAAAAAACCAAAAATAATGTAAATAATTATACAGATATTAAAGGTGATTTGGGATTATTTGATTATACGGTTAATTCTGTATATGACATATTTAAACCAAAAGACGATGAAGAAAAAATTAATGAAAACTTAAAAAGAATTAAAAAATTACTTTAGGTGTCTTTGAATATCCCTATCTATATCCTTTTTCTTAATATCTTCTCTCTTATCATATATCTTCTTACCTTTAGATAAAACCACATCCATTTTGATTAAACCAGACTCATTTATAAAAACTCGATAAGGTATTATTGTTAATCCGTTAATTAGGTCTTTTTCTAGTTTATTGAGTTCCTTACGTTTTAGTAATAATTTCCTATCTCTATTTATGACATGAGAAGAACCATATCCGTAATCAGATATTGTCATGCCTTTGATGAATAATTCCCCGTCGTTGAAATAACAATATCCTTCAGAAATCGAAACCTTACCTTGTCTAATAGATTTGACTTCGGAACCAACTAGTTTAATACCTGAGGTTAACGTCCTAATGAACGTATATTCAAACTTCGCCTTTTTGTTGACCACATTAGTTAATTTATCCATAATACAAATATAAATAAAAAAACCGACTAATAGCCGGTTTTTAACTTATTTCTTAGTGTCTTGACAGTTTTTACAACCTCCGGGTTTACATCCCCCCTTTTTACCACATTTTTTATTTTCACATACGTCCACTCTATCGTGTAATGTCTTTAATTCGAGTTCAACATTCCTTTCGACATTTTGTCTGTTAACGGTAATTAGATTTTCTAACCTTTCAATCTCTTGTGAAAAAATACTAATAACTTTACTGTCTCCCTCACTTACCTCTTCTGATATATCTTCACACCAATCAGACAGTGACTCGATTTCGGCATCGATTCTTTTTTCTAAAGTAATACGTTTTATAATATGTGAAACTAATTTAATAATTCCGAGGATAGATAGGACTATCAAACCACCTAATAATACTGATAATAAATTCATAATTTTAATTTTTAATTTTATTTATAATTAATATATAACCACTTTTTTTAAATAAAAAAGGTTTTTAAACAAAAAAACCTCAACTTTCGCTGAGGTTTTTGGCTAATACGATGAGAATACTCGTTTTATTGAAAGTCTTTAAAAGGATTATTGTTTCCCTTCGTTTCCACTGTCTTTTGAACAGTAACTCTCAGTGACGATTAGTTTGACTAATCACTCCTTAAGGTTTTATATACTCTCTCATTAATTAACTCTCTTCAGTCTTGCGGACTAATTTAAGGTTCGACCCTTTAGAGGTTTTTCTTGAGAATACACTCGAACTTGCGGTTCTCATGTGCTATGGACAGCCCATAACTATGTAGTCACCTTTCTATAAAACCTGACACACACTTTTGCTTTTCTATCATTGTTATACAATTACCTTGTTAGTAATGTTAGTTAAGTGTGTTGTGGATGTTCCAAGTAGGGGTGTGTCTTAAGTTTTGAAGTTTATTAAACCACAAAATACCTACCTACTCAGTGAGATGTCCCCATCTCTATATCTCAAGACAATTTCATACCAAGACCTTGGTGGGTCTTTGATAAGGATAATGTCGACACCACTCGTTACTTATCTTACCTTTCGGTTTTAAAATACCTTTTATATTGGAAACCGCAATCATATCTTTGGATGGATACTTTTTGCTTGATTCCTACGAGTTATTTTTATTGGGGTTCCCCCCTCAACCTGATAATCCACGTTACCCGGTCATCTAACCACTTTTTCTACAGTGTCACCCTCGATACTTAAGGTTAGATGATATCTCACTTGTATACTCGACCTCAAACCCAACAGGGTTTAAGACGCAAACTAACTAACACAAGTCAATTCACTTTACACCACTTTCATGGTTTATTTAACGACGATATACCGCCGATTATCTGTTCATAAAACACCTAAGTGTTTTATTGGATAATGCTAAAATGTTAAAGAACGTTTATTAGGTTTCCCTAATTGTTTGACAAATGTAACATATAAATATGTTATTGTCAAGTAAAAATTCATTTTTCTTTTAAATGAACTTCTTTTGTTTTACAAAGATAAGAAACTTTTATCTAACTATCAAATAAAAGTTTCTTTTTTTTTTGTGGAGGTAGAGGGACTCGAACCCTCGTGTCGAATACCCCAACTACTAAGGACTACACGTTTAGGCCAGTATTTTCTAATACTCCGAAATTTGTTGTCTTGTCTTTCACCATCGTTAGACAACCACCGATGGACCATTCGATTTAAGATTCAACGGTCATTCACCTTTTTAGGAGTTTCTGTTCCTAGGTATTTCACTCACTTACCCGTTGTAGGAGTGCGTCTTACGCTACTGCTACTTCATCAGCTCTAAGTAAACCTACAGCCGACATCTTATTTAAAACGTTTCCGTTTGAAAATTGTATTCATAGATTAAAGTGATAGAATACATCTCACTACGTGCCCTGAATAATTGACAAATACCGGTCAATTCCAAGTTACCCCCATGATTTCAAATAACTAATACAAATATACAACCTTTATTCGGTTAAATCCATTTATTTCTATATTTATTTTATAAATACCTAATAAATGTCTGAAAGGGAAATGAAAAACGAAGTTTACAAAGAAACAAACATATTATATGATGGGGATGACTTTATGGTAATCGAACCTTTAAGTGAAGAGTCAGTTTATTATTTTACTAATAACAACACTGGTTACGTTAAATATTGGTCTGAACATTCAAATGATAAAGATTTTTTATTAATTATAGATAAGAAAAATACACCGACTAATTTCTATGGAATTGAAAATGATGATGGTAAGATAGAAATTAGATACTTTGATGGTGAGAATTTTAACGATTTGAATGAAGACGATTTATTACTTGTTCAGCGTATGTTTGGGATTACTCCATTATCATCTGGAGTTTTTGAGGTTTTAAACCCATTTTTTTATGATGGGTCTACTTATGGGTTTTTAATGGATATTAAAAACGGTGATGGACCCAATAATGATTTAATAGATTCTTCGGATATAATAAATAAAATTAGATATAACGAAAAACGTCCGGGTAAGAGTATGGTATCGTTAAAATTTGACGATGCTGAGGATTACTTTTTGGCTTTAGGTACAAATGAAGATTCTTTATACCTAATTAAGGATTTGTTTGATAACTATTACTCCGACATTGAGATTACTAGTTATGACCAAACTTATGAGGATTTTAACGAAGGTTATCTACTGTCTACATTTAATGAAGAAAATAATAAATTATTAAAACATATTTTGACTTACGTCTCACCTGAGTTGTCATCCAAGCCGGATGGTAATGTAGATTCTTGGGATAGTGCCGTATCCACAACTCTTAACGATATGTTTGAAAGAGAAATCGATTGGATTATTACTGATGCCACTGATTTAGAGAATGGGTGTAGGACGAAACAATTAATGGAAGATATAAAAGAGGATGCCTGCGATAGACTAGGGGAGTATGGTATCTTTATGGGTGAATGTTTCAGTCGTTATTTTACTACCGTAGACATATTAATTGGGTTATATGATAAAAGTGGTAGTAGGTCACAACCATTAAGTTCTTTATTTAGTGAACTTGTAGACGGCGAGGATATTAATTATGACGAATGGCAGTATGAGTCGTATTGTAATGATGATTTTAATCCGGAGTTAAATAAACAGATTAAAACATCTCTTGAATCAATCATCGAGAAAATAGAGGAGTCAGACGAGTTTATCGATATTGAAGAATATAGTAACTTATATACTAAATATGTCGGTAAATACGGATTTAAAGAACATCATAAGAACCCAATATCCGGAGATTTCTTCAGAATAGAAGGTGTAAATAAAAAGAATAATAAAATCATTGTTGGGGTGGGTAAAGACAAACCTAACAATTTTCAAAGTAGAGAATACGACGAGGAAGGGTTTAACTTGTTCCTTAATCAACCTGAATTATTTTAAAAAGATTATGGGAACTAAAGAATATATGATTTTTAATGTGAGTGAATTAAGTGATATTAATTTTAATGAGGTTTTAGAAACCTCAATCGACACGGTTAGGAAATCCGTGAATGGAACTAAGACATTTGTTAAGTGGGAAGGGATAACAACACCACCTACGGTTCAATCGTTAACCACTAAGGTAGGTCCTTATACTCACTCAGAAATATTGACTATACTTGCAACTCCTGAGTGGACTGATGATTCACAACCAATTTAATTTAAATAATATTTTTATATTCCATTTATTTTACTTATATTTGGGGTATGGAAAAATACTATTCATTACTTAAGGACGTTTTATCCGTACCAACTAAAACTTATCAGGAAGAAAAGATGGTTGAATTTTTAACTAATTGGTTGGAATCCAATGGTTACGACTATTATGTTCAAGATAATGGTAACATCTACGTTACAAAAACAACTAGTGAGGTTAATGAAAACTTTCACTATCCTTGTGTGGTATCACATACCGACACCGTTCATAATATCGATACAATCAATATATTTGAGGTTGACTTACCAAATTACCTAAATGAGGTAAAACCCTCTCTAATGTCATTAAATGACGAAGGTATCCAAACCGGAATCGGAGGTGATGATAAAGCTGGAGTATTTGCTTGTTTGGTATTACTTCAAGAATTACCTGATTTAAAAGTGGCGTTTTTTGTTTCTGAGGAAACCGGTTGTCATGGTTCTTCAGTTGCTGACGACGAGTTCTTTAAAAATGTTGGATACTCAATACAATTCGACGCACCTGAAAATTGGATGGTTAGTGAATATCTTATGGGTGTTAAATTATTTGATAGGGATAGTGAGTTCTTTAAAGTTTGTGATGAGGTTATTACCGAAAACTTTAACGGTCGTCAGATATATGGTAGTCACCCATATACCGATGTTATTATGTTGAGAAAAAAATATGATTTCCAATGTATTAATTTTTCAATAGGTTATTACAACTATCACACTAGTGAAGAGTATGTTGTAATAGATGAAGTATATTCAGGTATCGAGACCGGAATGGGGATAATAAAAAAATTGGGTACGACTAAACAATATATGAAGCCTGAATTTGGTGTAAATAAGAGTAGATTATTTTAATCGTTATTATTTTTTTATTTTTTCTTATATTTATAGTTAAATAAAAACAAAATGAATAAATTTATACTGAACGAGGAAGAGAAGTTAAGAATCTTAAACTTACACGAATCCGCAAATAAAAGACACTATTTGTCAGAGCAAGTTAATACAACTCACGACAAAACTTACGACTATAAAAAAGAAGGTGAAGAGTATTTTTACAAGTTAAAAAATGCTGCGGATTGGACTAAGGCATCAGGTAAGGGGTTAGAATCTATAAAAACTAAAGTTTATAAAGAAGGTGGTTCTACAAACCCAACCCCCAATGTAGGTAAATCTGAGACATCTTTCCCTTTTACGACAAATGAAGAGGGAAATAAGTTTAGGGCTTGGATGAATGAATATTACCCAAAAACATCTAAAAGTTTACAGTTGGATGCGAAAAGTACAAGGAGTGATGGTTTTAACAATTCTTACATGAAAAAAGCTTGGAATACATCTTTAGATAAGAGTGTGAGTACTAAATTTGGTGTATCCACCTATGGTGATTTGTATAACAAACAGGTTTTAAAATCTAGTAATATTGGTAAAGTTGCGGGGAAAATGGCTTCGGGTGCCCAAACCATAGGAACCAAAACAAAGGGTAAAAAGAATGATGCCGGATACTATTTAAGTAAAAATCAAGAAGCGGTGGGTAAAATAGCTTATGTAAAAGGAGATTTTGTAAATTTAAGAAGTAGCCCAAAGGTCGATGATGGTGGGTTCAACTGGAACACAGGGAAAAAAGTAAATGGTAAAAATAAAGTAATAGGAAAGGTTAAATCTGTTGTATACGATACAGGTGGTAATTCTAAAAAATGGTACCAAATAGATGGTGGATATGTAAGAGAAGATGTCGTAACACTAAAGTAAGGAATTACGAATATATCAAGTACGTCTAACCAAAACATTAAAACACTCTTCGGAGTGTTTTTTTTTATTCGTTATATTTATAATAAAACAAAAACAGAATGGATAGATTTATATTAGGTGAAGAAGAAAAAGAAAGAATCTTAACTTTACACGAATCAGCAACCAAAAGACATTATTTATCAGAGCAAGTTAATACAACTCACGACAGAACTTACGACTATAAAAAAGAAGGTGATAAGTATTTCTATCGTAAAAAGGGTGAGAAAACATTTAAAAAAGCGGCTACAGGTGGAAAAGCTGAGGAACAAATAAAGATTAAAGTTTTCAAAGAAAAACCATCCACAACAAAAGTTAACACCGCAACGCCGAAATCTACAACGACGAAATCTAAACACGACCTACCATTTAAATCAAATGAAGAGGGAGATAAGTTTAGGGTTTGGATGAATAAATATTACCCAAACACATCTAAAGGTTTAAAGTTGGACAAAAAAGGGTCAAATGGAGGTTTTAAGAATTCTTACATTAGAAAAGCGTGGAACCATAACGGAAAAGGTGGTATCAAAGGGGATATTTACACTAAAAGAGTCTTATCTAAAGGTGGTGGAAAGAGTTCGTCAAAACCAAATAATAAAGGTAATATATTTGTTAGTGACACCATTAACCCCGCATTCAGGTCGCAGATAGATTTTCAAAATTTAAAAACAGGGGGTTCAACAAAGAGAATATGTACACCTAATGATGAAGAATGTGGTCAATTTGTTAATGACTTTTCAGACAAATTTCGTGAAGTGGGTAATGCGTGGTCAGCTTATAGGAATGATACAAAATTAGGTCCTACGATGTCTTCTAAATTTAAAGGTTTGAATACATCGAAACAAGATAAAGCGATTAAGTTGTGGCAACAAATACACAAAAAGGGTGGTGCTGAAAAGAAGAGTAATATAACTCGTGGAGAGGTTAAATCGTTTATTAAGGGATTAGTAGGTAGTGGATTAAACCCTGATTTAAAAATAGATGATGTAGTTGGTCTTTATTACGACGATTCCGAAAATCATGAAAAAGCCTTTTATCATGGAGGTAAAGCGTGGTTTGTAGATGGTGGTAAACCCGGAAAGACTATTAGAAGGGGTAATGGTTGGGGTATGAATACTCATATAGGTATCGTTGGAGCAATTAAGGATGGTGTACCACTTATCTTCCACAATATTGGAGGAAATGTCATAAGTGACCCGGCTTCTAATTTAAATATCGCTTGGGTTAAAAGAAAAGGTGGTACTAAACGTGTCAAAGTATAAAAATTAAGATGAAAAAGAAAATTATAAAACTAACTGAAACAGAGTTATATTCGATAGTTAAAATGGTAATTAAAGAAGAATCTACTTCGATAGAAAATTTTACTAATACGGTTAAAACTCAACTTGTTAAAACAAATAAAGATTATAACTGTGTTAACTCAGCGTTTAGAGTACCATTGGCGACTTTAATTGATAAAGGTTATAGTAAAGACATATTGAAACTAGCTTTAGGTATTATAGGTAGAGAAAGTAGTTTTGCATCAGGAACTAGATACTCAACATTGGAACCCGCAAAAGAATTATGGGCTTGGCTTGGTGGTTCTACATCAATCGGACCCGCTCAGATGAAACCTGAGACGGCAAAAAATTTAGGTTTAAACCTCAGTCAAATCACCTCTAATTTAGGTGCGTTAGATGGAGTTTGTAGATATTTACGTAAGGCGATTAATAAAGCCAAAAAGTCGGGATACAGTAGTGGTCCGTCAAGTATAGGTAGTAAAGGTACCGGTAACGCTATTTATGATATCGCAGTTGCATCATATAATATAGGGATGGGGAAGATACATAAATGGTGTAAAACTAATGACTCAAATGTAAAGAGAGATTGTAAATTTAAAGGTAAATTAGTTGAGTCAGTGAGTAATATTAATGAACAAGGTCCGCCCGATTCGGTTATGGATAGAAGAATGGGAATTGGACAACATTCCGCTAATCCTCCTGCAAAAAAGACATATAAAGTAAGTGATAAAGTAGTTCAAAATTATATACCTAACTATAAAAATACAAGAATAGATGGTGTCAATATATCGACACATGGTTACGTAGAGGAAGTTGCAGGTTATTATAAAAAATTAAACTGTTTTTAATTGAAATTACCGTAAATGTAAGTTGTAGGTTCTTTAATATCTAAAGGACTCTTCAAACCTAAAGGAACCGACATAAAGGAAATTGTTTGGGTATTATCTTTGAATTTATAATCAACCGATGTGCCACCATCTAATAATATTCCGTCAACAATATTGAATTTGATTGAAAACTTCACAATTTCTTCAATCGTAACTAAACCCATTCTGTTAGATGATACTATAATTATATCACCATCTTTGGTTTGACCCATTAAGGTTCGGTATCTTTTTAATTTAGCGTGAGATTTTCTGAATAAACGTTCATTAGGTTTACCGTTATCAATTCCCCATAATATAGTTTGAGATGAGTATTCCGTTGTGGTCGGACAGGTTTTACTTTTGACGTAGGGCTTGTTGTTTTTAACGTAGAAAAACCCACCACCTTTAACTCGTTTACTTTTTCGTTTACCGTCAATTACAACTAACCCTATTGGGTTTTTAGAGGTAAAAAAGTTACTGTTGATGTAGAAGTCAGACGACTCAGGTTTTTTTTCAGAAACCTTAAAAGTCATCTCACCTTTTTTAATGATAAACACATTATATTTTAATTCTGTTAAAATTTCAGATTCGACACCTTTTGATAGGTACCCATCATTATTTTTACCACTTAAGAATAGTAGAAGTATTAATATATATGTTATTTTGCTTGTCATACTGTAAATATACAACAAATAAACCTAACCACAAAGAAAAAGGGGGGTTATTTACCCCCTTTTTTTGTTACACGTCCTCGTTTAGGTTTAATCTTAACCTCACCATCCTTAGATATTAAGGTGTATTTTTCCTCAACGGTTATATTACCGACTAAAACTTCTTCTGATATGAAGTCCTCTAATTTATCCTGAATTGCTCTTTTAATTGGTCTTGCTCCGTATGTGGTATCATAACCTATCTCGGATAACATTTGAATTATTGTTTTATCAAACTCGATATAATATTTCATTTCACTTAATCTAACAGAGAGTTTATCCATTTCTAATTGTATGATATGTTTAACCTCATCTTTACCTAATGAATTAAATATTATTACATCGTCAATCCTATTCAGGAACTCAGGTGCGAAAAACTTTTTAAGTTCTTTTTTAAGTGTGTCAGCCCTTCTTTCTTCCTCAATATAGTTATTATCCCCTGTTTGAAACCCTATACCACTCCCAAAGTCTTGAAGTTTTTTAACTCCTATATTGGATGTCATTATGATGACACAGTTCTTAAAATTAATCTTTCTACCTAAACCGTCGGTTAAATGACCATCATCTAAGACCTGTAATAAAGTTGCAAAAATGTCTTTATTTGCCTTTTCAATCTCATCAAATAAAATAACCGAATAAGGTTTATTCTTAACTTGTTCCGTAAGTTGACCCCCTTCGTCATGACCAACATATCCCGGAGGGGAACCTATAAGTCTTGAAATTGTGTGTTTTTCCTGATACTCCGACATATCGACACGTATCATACTATCAACACTACCAAACATCTCTTTAGCAAGTTCTTTAGCCAAATGAGTTTTACCAACACCTGTTGAACCTAAAAAGATGAACGAACCTATTGGTTTATTTGGGTCCTTAATACCTAACCTATTTCTTCTAATTGATTTAGAAATCTTTTTAACCGCCTCACTTTGTCCAATAACCTTTTTATTTAAAGTGTTTTCTAATCCGGTTAATTGTCTAGTTTCGTCGGAATTTAATTTACTAATGGGGATTTTAGTCATATTCGACACCACTTCATAAACTAAATCAACTGGTACTATTTTTTTATTTGTTTCTAAGGAAACCTCAAATTTCCCTTTCTCGTTTTCTAATTCGTGAAGAATTCTACGTTCTTTATCTCTAAGGTTTGCGGCTTTTTCATAATCTTGTTTCTTAACCACATCCATTTTTTCGTTTTTTATAGTATGAGCCCTAACTTTTAATCGTTCAATTATTTCAGGTAATTTAACGTCAACTTGACATCTCGCCCCCACCTCATCAATGATGTCAATAGCTTTATCAGGGAATTCTCTATCTGTCACATATCTATCTGCTAAATCCACACATAGTTTTAGAATTTCATCAGAATAGATTACTTTGTGATAATCCTCGTACTTATCTTTAATATTAGTAAGAATTGTTAAAGTTTCCTCTTTAGTTGATGCGTCAACAATGACTTTTTGAAATCTTCTCTCCAAAGCACCATCCTTTTCAAAGTTTTTTCGATATTCATCTAAAGTAGTGGCTCCCACACATTGTATCTCACCTCTGGCCAATGCCGGCTTGAATATGTTGGAAGCGTCTAATGAACCTGACGAATTTCCTGCCCCTACAATAGTATGAATTTCATCGATAAATAGGATTATATTTGGGTCTGATTGAATTTCTTCAATGATTACCTTCATTCTTTCTTCGAATTGACCCCTATATTTTGTACCCGCAACGATAGAACCCATATCTAATGAAACGATTCTCTTATCCATCAAATTTCTTGGACAATCACCATTATATATCATATTGGCAAGACCTTCGACTATAGCTGTTTTACCACATCCGGGTTCACCTAATATAATAGGGTTATTTTTTTTTCTACGGGATAGTATTTGTGCAATTCTAGTAATCTCTCTTTCTCGACCAACTACAGGGTCTAACTTACCTTCTTCAGCAAATTTAATTAAGTCTCTACTAAAATTATCTAATACCGGTGTTGAACTATCTGAGTGAGATTTCTTCTCTTCTCTACTTCCGTTATCTGCTTCTTCTATCATATGTTATGTTTGTTTTTACAAATGTACTCAAATTTTTTAGATTATCAAACTAAAATTATTACATTTAGTAAAACACCGACTATTTATATTTATGTTAAAACAAAAACTATGAGTTCAGAAAATAGAAGAAAAAAATCTTTAATAATTGAAAGAAATAATCGTAAAATTTTAGGTGAGTCTGAAATGGACTGTCCTGAAGCCAGTGAAAATTTAAAATTAAATACTGAAAATAGAGATAAATCAATAAAGGCCGAATATATTAAGTACGGACCTTTAAATGTGGACGAACCGGGAAATTATTGGGTTGACTTAGCTAAACATTGGGAAACCACTGAAGAAGCCGCTAAAAAATCACTATGTGGTAATTGTGTCGCTTTTGATATATCGGAAAGAATGAAAGAGTGTATGCCAGGTAAAACTAGTGATGGTGATGGTGAGTTAGGTTATTGTTGGATGCATAACTTTAAATGTCATTCCGCAAGAACTTGTAGAACTTGGGCTAAAGGTGGACCCATAACCGAGGATAAGATTTCCTACGATTGGCAATCTAGACAATAATTTAATTATGGATAAAAAAAACCTCATACCAAAATACCTTGAAATCACATCTAAAGACATTGTTGATATATATTATGCTTTACGATTAGCATTCATTAGAGAAGGGTGGTCTCAGAAAGATTTAGAAAAACCACCGTATTACCCAAATGACATTATGAGAAATTTTCAGAGATTTAGTAATGAACAAAATAAATTATTTTTTGATTTAAAAGGAATATTCGATATTGATTTTGAAGAGTTTAATGAGTATCTTACAGTAATTCTACAAAGAATTGACGATAAAACACCACTAAACGAAGATTTAAATACAACAAAAAATGGCGATTAAAAAAGAAATTATAGAGGGAACCAAAATATTCAACGAGATTGACTCATCAAATTTAAAAAAGACTGAATACGATACGGCAACAAAAAAAGTAATCGTAGAATTTAAAAACGGTACTCGTTACGAGTACTCTGACGTACCTCACAAAACTTACACTCAATTTAGAATGTCCGAATCACAGGGTAAATTCTTCAACTCGAATATAGGGAGAACGTTTAAATACGTAAAATTGTAATTAACCAATTATTAAAGTACTTATAGTTAATGGGGGATTTAAAGAAAATTATTAGAAGTTTCAAACTAAGGGATGAATTAAACCCTAAGATTTGGGATGAGCCTAAAAATGGGGATGTGAAATTAGATGACGACGTTAGAGAAAAGTTATTGGATATCTCTTATGAGTTTATGGAATTTTTAGGTGTCGATTTAATTATAAGCGATATTACTATGACCGGTTCGTTATCTAATTATAATTGGTCTGAATATTCTGATGTTGATTTACATATATTAGCGGACTTCGAACAATTTAGTGAAACTGGAAAACCTTTATATGATGAACTTTTTAGGTTAAAGAAAACTCTATTTAATTCAGAACACGATATATCGATATACGGTTATGAAGTTGAACTATACGTTCAAAATGAGAATGAGCCTCACGCTAGTAGTGGTGTGTATTCAGTCCTATTTGACGAATGGGTGGTTAAACCATCAAATGATGGTAATCATTCAGTTGATAAAGAATCAATTACTAAAAAGAGTAAACGATGGATGGAAACTATCGACACTATTTTAGATAACATTAAAGACGGGTCTATAGAAGAAATGACCGATAAAGTTAGGATGTTAAAAGACAAACTAAAAAAATTCCGTAGTTGTGGTTTAGAAGAAGGTGGGGAATATTCAGATGAGAATCTTGTATTTAAAGCATTAAGACGAAATGGGTATATCGGTAAAATTTTTGATTTCCAAAGGAAATATATTGACAAAGAACTAACTTTAACTGAAATGATGTTAGAGTCGTCAACACCGAGAAATAGAATCACCAAGAAGAGGAACATTACAAATTAAATAATAAAAGGGAACATTTTTAATTCCCCGCATATTTATAGATAAATAATTATTTTAAATAAGAAAAAAAAATGGCAGGACTAAAACCTATAGGTAGTGAAAAATTAGAAGGTATTGACAAAATTTCCCGTATAATGGAAATTGCTCGATACAATGAAGTTAAACCTACAACAATCAATGAAGATAAAAAATCGGTTTATAGTAAAACACTAGCCGACGGACATACATATGTAATTTCAAAAGAAAAAGTAGGGTATGTAATTAAAAGAAGTTTAACAGAATCTATAGATGATGCTGTGTATCTTGACCGTATGGAAAATAGAAAACATTATTCATCGTATTCTAAAGCCTTTAAAAGATTAAATTTAATCGCTAGAGAAATTAATGTTAATGAAAGTCATGATGAAGAAACTTCATTATATGAACAATCTAATAAAAAATACACATTAAAGACACCAACACCATCACCGGTTGAAGAACCAATTTCAGATATGGAAGATGTTGCTATGGATTTAGGTGGTGAAGATACGGATTTACCTATGGACTTAGGTGACGAAGATATGGGTATTGAAGATGAAGAAATATCTATGGAAGATGAAGATATATCTATGGAAGATGAAGATATAGAAGATGAGGAATCTGAAAATGATGAAGAAGTATCATTTAAGGTTATTCAAAAGTTAACGGGTAAATTAGGCCAGAAGATAAGAAGTTTCTTAGATTCAGGTGACCAAATGTCGTCAAAAGACGTTAAATACGTTATTAACTCAATTTTATCGGCTGTAGATTTAAGTTCTTTAAATGATGATGATAAAGAAGATATATTAGAAAAATTTGAAGATTATGAATCTGAAGATGAGATGGACTTTGAGGATGATACAGAATCTGAATCTGAGATTGATTTTGAAGATGATGATGTGATAGGTTTTGATGATTCTTCTGAGGAATTTTCAGAAATGAAAGAAGATGATGGTAATTACTTTGGAGATGCTGCTGAAGGCGATTACTCAGAAATTGAGGATTTAAAACGAGATGCTGAATATGATGCTAAAAAACATAGAGAGAGTAAAAAACACAGAGATAGTAGAAGATACAGAAAAGAAGAAAGTGTAGAGTCTAAAATGACTAAAAAGGTTGGAGATATGATTGAAACTATATTTTCAGAATCTAAAGTTGATTCAGTTTTAAAAAAATACTTCGTTGTTAATGAGGGTGAAAAGAAAATTGAGAACAGTAAGAAAGTTAATACTAAAAACGCGAGAAAACATTCAGAAAGTATATCACAGGAAGTTGCCTCAATTAAGTTTTTAAAAGAAAACCCTAAAGCTAAGTTAATTGGTAAAACGAATAAAGGTAATTTGGTCTTTGAAAATAGAGACAGACAATACCGAATCTCGTCTAAGGGTATGGTTATATAATGAATTATTTAATATTTGTAAATGAACTAGGTCCGGATTATAAGGGTGATAACATATACGAATTTATATTTTCTGAGAATATTAATGATATTTGGGGGGAGAACTGGGAATCAAAACCATCTAATGGTTATCCGGCTCCCCCCAATTTAGATTTAATAATAAAAGTTGGTTGGTTGAAGAACGATAACGTAACTCTCACAACTATCCAAAACTCAGATTATTTTTCTATGATTGATGCTATGGACGATGTTGTTGCATTATCTTGGGAAGATGAAAGTGGTGATGTCGATTTTACCAACAAAAAAAGATTGGTTTTCAGATTTGGAGACACCGAAGAAATAATTAAAGATAAATTATACGAACGAGATTTCGTTTTAGAATACGAAAAAAATATTACATATGAAAAATAATATAAAAATTTTAAAGTTAGCTGAGGCAGGATTTAAAACTAAAAATTTAATGTCTATGACTGAAAGACAGATAAATGTTTTACATAGTAGGTTAATGGAACAAGTTAATCCGGTTACCTCAACAAAAACCCAGTACCAAATTGGTGACGATGGTGGTTCTTTACCTCCATCACCTAAAGGTTATACCGTTAAAAAAGGTTCTGACGGAAAAGTCATGGCGGAACCTAATGAAGGGGAAATGTCTGAAGAAGGTGGACATGGTTGGGGTAGTTCTGACCAAGGTTATTTTAATAGATATATACATGAATACTTAGGGGAACCTAATGAAATGCCAAGTCCATTTGAATCTGACCTTGAAGATGCGGCATCTGAAGCGGTTGATAATTATTGGGATGAATGGGAAGAATACAAAACAGATAGAGAAGGTTTAGTTGACCACGCTAAAAGAGGTTATTTAAGAAGTTACTTTAAGGAAAAATTTGATATGTTAGTTAAAATGTTTGAACCGGCGGTTGAAGATGAGGAGCTAGAGGATTGGAATAATGAATTTGGCGATGATGAAGAGATATATAATGAATTAGATGAGAATATATATGTGGACGGACTTAAAATGGTAGGGTCTAAATTATTAAAATATTATCAAGAAAACCCGGAAGCCCGAAAAATGGTAAATGATTTTGGTTCAAAAATTGTCTCTAAAGGTACTACTAAAATAGCGGATAAATTAAATAAAACCGATATAAAGGATAAATTAGGTTCCCTTTCAGATAAATTAAAAAATATTAACCCAACAAGTGACGATATTCGTAGATTAGGTAACGTGTTATTTGGTAACTCAAAGATAAAAAATGATGTTTCTGAAAATATAACATCGTCTAATGCTTTAGGTGATTTAGCTATGCAAAAACTAACCGGACAAGAAACCCCACATGATGAGGACGATATGGCCCCTGATGGTATGGATGATGATTCGGACAACAATAGAAGTGAAATGCAAGAGAAAGCGGTTTCAAAACAACAACAAAAGTTCTTTGGTGTAGTTAAGTCAATGCAAGATGGAGATACCCCAAAAGAAGGTGAAGCGGGTGACGTTGCAAAAGAAATGTCTAAGAAAGATGTTATGGATTTTGTTAATACAAAACTAAAAGGTCTACCTAAAAAGAAAAAAAAGAAAGAAACTAAAGAGAATTTAAAATTTGAATCTATAATTGAGAGAAAGTTAATTCAAATAGTAGAAAAACACCTCCCTACTAAAATAAGTAAAAAAGACTTTATTAATTTAGTAAGTGAGAGTCCTGAGATATCACCGGTTAGACCTACGGTTAAGCCAGGTACAAAACCTAAAAGACCCTCAACACCATATAAACCTAAACCGGGACCTAAACCGGCTCCTAAAGCTGAAAAAAACGATATACCTGAATGGTTAAGTTTTAATAAAATAGGGGTAAAATTAAAATAGTATTAAAATGAGTTTAAATATTAAAATGGAAAAAAAAATAAGGGTTAAAAACCAATTAAAAAATAAATTGGTTAAAGAAGGTCTAACTAAGAATGAGAAACAATTACTTAATAGATTGATTAAGGAAGCTCCAATCGATTACGATGGTCCTGAAAGGATGGAACCGGGAATTGAGAAGAAAATTACGGATAGAGAAACCCCATACGCCGAACATCCCGCATTACCTACAGGTGATAGAGATTTTGTCGAGTTAGTATCATCAAAGAGATTTAAGGACTCAGTAGAGAAAGTGAGAAGATATTTAGGTGATACTCAGATGATTCAAGGGGATAATCCTATTATGAATCTTATGGGTTCAGTTATGAATGGTATGAGACAGATAATGACGATACAGTCTCAAAATAAAGAAACTTTAGAAAAATTAGCCGTTGATTTAATTATTAAAGAATTAGGAATCCCTGAAGGTTCTCTACAATTCGACGCCCAATTGATTATGGCCCCGATGGGTGCCGCTCAAGGTATGAAAAAGAAATCTGAGGATTTTGATGAGGATGAAATCAAAGATGCTTTTAAAGAAGCCAATGATGAATCTGACGAACATACCGAAGAATTAGAGGATTTTGTTGATGAGTTTGAAAAATTCAACTTAGAGAAAGCTAAACGAAGATTAATTAACTCATTAATACAGGGGGCGGCCTTTAAAGGTGGTCATATGTTTGTATTAGTTGGGGAAGAATTAAATAATATTGACTCTAACCTATTAAACTTATACGGAGTTAACCAAGCGTTAATGGAACACTTATATTGGTTATATCCTGATATGGAAGGTATGGCCGGAAGTGGTGGGGGACAAGCTGGTCAGAGTGAAGTTGATGAAGAAACAGACCCTCCAACAGTTAGAGCTAAAGCGATGACGTTCCCACTATTAGTTCACGAATTAGTAAAAGGGGTGTATGAGGTTTTTGGAACTCATGGTTTACCCGACGACCCTAAACAAGCTGAGATGGTCTTAGGGGCTGAAGATACTTTACCATCAGAAATATGGGATTCAAGAATAGGTCCTGTTTTTTGGGAAAAATTTACCGAGACTTATCCTGACGAACTATATGATGAGGGTAAAAAACATTTACAACATTATTTGTTTTTTAGGTTCTCTAAGTTAAACGCTAAAGAATTTTTAGAAATATCTAAACTTATACTAAGCGGAGATAAAAGGGGTAAAGATTTTATACAAAGAATGGTTAATGAAATCGTTGAAGAACTCAAACAAGAGGACTACGATGAAGCAATGGGTAAATATGATGACGAAGACGAAGATGAGGGACCGGATTTAGGTGGACTCTTAGGTAGTTTAGGTATTGATATGCCGACTGATGATGATGACCCAATGGGTGTCTAGTAATAAAAACAAAATAATCATGATTAATGGCCAACTTAACAAAGGAACAAATATTAGTCGAATATGTAAGGTGTCAGAAAAGTACCCCATATGCGTTAAAGACGTATTTAGAAACATACGATAACACGGTTAAGAAATACGTACCTTTAGAGTTATTTCCGGACCAAGAATCGTTGGTAAATGATTATGAAGAATATAACGAAAATATAGCGTTAAAATATAGACAAGCTGGTGTAACTACGGTTACCGCAGGTTGGGCTTCTAAGAAATTGGTTTTCGCTAAAAAAACTGAACCGGAAAAAGTCCTCATTATTGCCAATAAATTAGATACATCTCAAGAGATGGCTAATAAAATTAGGTCTTTCATAGGTCAATGGCCCTCTTGGTTAGGTGTTGACTTTTCACTTGATAAGAATTCTCAAAAACATTTTAAATTAACTAACGGTTGTGAGGTTAAAGCTGTTGCAACATCTAAGGATGCTTTGAGGGGTTTTACACCCACCATACTAATATTTGATGAGGCCGCTTTTATTGAGGCCGATAGTGACTTTTGGGCTGCGTGTATGGCATCTCTATCTACAGGGGGTAAAGTAATTGTTGTGTCAACACCTAACGGGTTTGACCAAATTTATTATGAAATATACGACCAATCCAATAGAGGGATGAATGAATTCAAAATTTCTGAAATGTATTGGTACCGAGACCCTAGATACACTAAGGATTTATATATGGTTAAAACTAATAATATTATACATTATTTGTTAAATAAAGAACAATATAGTGAGGATGATATTATTGATTGGTCAGATTTAAAACCGTCGGAACGTAATTATACGGATTTGGATAAGTTAATATCTGAAGGTTATAAGACAAGTTCATCATGGTTTGAGAGTATGGTTAAAAAACTTAAGTATGATAAACGTAAAGTTTCTCAGGAGATTGAATGTAGTTTTTTAGGTTCGGGAGATAATGTATTCGATTCTAATTTATTACAAGATATAAAGGAAAATCACGTAAGAGAACCTCAGAATAAAATGATGGGTAATATGTTATGGATTTGGAAGGAACCTGTAGTCGGGCATAAATACATTATGGGTATTGATGTTAGTCGTGGTGATAGTGAAGATTTTAGTTCGATTGAAATCATTGACTTCGACGCCAGAGAACAAGTGTTAGAATATGTTGGTAAAGTTCCACCTGATGTGATAGCCGAAATTGCCTTTAAGTGGGCTAATATGTATAAATCATTTGTTGTTATCGATATTACAGGTGGTATGGGAGTTGCGACCGCTAGAAAATTACAGGAGATGGGATATAAGGATTTATATGTTGACGGTATTGATACTTCGAATAAGTGGAAATATGTCCCAAAATCAGCCGAAAAAATACCGGGATTAAATTTTAATAATAAACGTGTTCAAATAATTTCATCATTTGAGGAGTCTATGAGACACGATTTTAGAATATATAGTTCTAGGTTATATGATGAGATGAATACATTTATTTACATCAATGGTCGACCTGACCACCAAAAAGGTCATCACGATGATTTAATTATGTCTATAGCTATGTGTACTTACGTAGGAGAATCGTCCTTTGGTAAATTAACTAAAGTTACGGAACAAACTAAAGCAATGATTGATTCTTGGTCCGTTAGTAATAATGACGATGCAGTTAAAAAATTGGAATTTAATCCGGTCATGCCCAATATGAATCAGAATATCGATATGAATAGAAATCGACAAGGTGTGAGTAAAGAGGATTATATTAAGTATGGGTGGTTATTTGGTAGTAGGTAATATTTATATAGTAAAATAACTATGGGGAGAATTGGTAGAAAAAAAACAGATAAAATATTTAATGGAAGTAAGTTAATCGTTCCGGGACAAGGTATTAGTACTTCGAAGGTCGATAAACTTAACTCAGAAATTAATAATAATAGGCCTAATAATACAAATAAAGGTAATAAGGGTGTAAAGTAAGTATTTAATTCTTTTTAAAAAAAGTTAAATTAGACGTATGGAAAATAATTTAAATAAAGATAATATGACGGTTTGGCAAAGGCTGAATAAAACATTCGGTCCGGATGCCCAATTAAATCAAGATTATCCAACATATAAAGTAGATAAGAAGCAGTTACTAAAGACTACTTCTAAAGATGAGTACGAAAAAGAAAAATTACAAGCTCAACAATCATTTTATCTATCTAACCAATGGACTAAAATTGAAAATAATCTATACACTCAAGCCGTTTATTATGAACCGACTAGATTGGCGTCATTTTATGATTACGAATCTATGGAATATACTCCTGAAATTTCAGCGGCTTTGGACATTTATGGTGAAGAATCAACAACCGCCGACCAAAATGGATACGTATTACAAATTTATTCTGAGTCTAAAAGGATAAAAGGAATTTTGTCAGACTTATTTAATAATGTTTTAGATATCCCAACGAATCTACCTATGTGGACTAGAAACACCTGTAAATATGGTGATAACTTTGTATATTTAAAATTAGATTCTGAAAAAGGTGTTGTAGGGTGTAATCAATTACCAAACATAGAAATCGAACGTTTAGAAGGTACTATGACTAGTGCTAATTCTAATGTTAAAGCCGATGAAACTAGTGAAAATAAAAATCTAAGGTTTAAGTGGAAATCCAAAGATATGGAATTTAAATCTTGGGAAGTTGCTCACTTTAGGTTATTAGGTGATGATAGAAAATTACCTTATGGTACCTCTATGTTGGAGAAAGCTAGACGTATTTGGAAACAATTATTACTTTCTGAAGACGCAATGTTAATCTATAGAACTTCAAGAGCGCCTGAACGAAGAGTATTTAAAGTTTTCGTAGGTAATATGGATGATAAGGATGTTGAACCGTATGTACAACGTGTTGCCAATAAATTTAAAAGAGACCAAGTAACGGACCCTAAGAATGGTAATGTTGATATGAGATTCAACCAAATGGCGGTTGACCAAGATTATTTCATACCTGTTAGAGACCCTAACGCACCTAACCCTATAGATACTTTACCGGGAGCAACTAACTTATCAGAAATTGCGGATATAGAATATATTCAAAAGAAATTGTTAACCGCTCTTAGAGTACCTAAAGCCTTTTTAGGTTTTGAGGAAGTTGTCGGTGACGGTAAAAATCTTTCATTACAAGATATTAGATTTGCTAGAACGATTAATAGAATACAGAATTCTATGATTGCCGAGTTAAATAAGATTGCAATAGTACACTTATTCTTGTTAGGATTTGAAGATGAGTTATCTAACTTTACGTTAGGTTTAACAAATCCATCGACACAAGCTGATTTACTTAAGATTGATGTGTGGAAAGAAAAGGTTCTTTTATACAAAGACGCCGTTATGCCCGTTGAAGGTATTGCACCTGTTTCCGTATCTTGGGCTAAGAAAAATATTTTAGGGTTCTCAGATGAAGAAATTAAATTAGATTTACAACAACAACGTGTTGAAAAAGCTGTTGGCGCTGAATTAATGAATACCCCTACAATTATTACACATACCGGAGTATTTGATAACATAGATAAATTATACGGTACTAAAACTGGTGACACTCAAAATTCTGAAGTCGTACCTCCTGAATCACCTGATGGTGGAATGGGGGATGTAGGTGGAGATTTAGGTGGAGACTTAGGTGGTGATTTAGGTGGTGATTTAGGTGGTGATGTCAATCCAATGGAATCACTTAATAGAGATAATTTAAAAATTCTATTAGAAAATGACGACATAACTAGCTCAAATTCTTTTATAGATTTATCTAAAGGAAGTAATTCTTTGGGTGAAATTGAAAAAGAATTGCAAAAAGTAATGAAAAGCTAATATTTATATTAAACAAAAAACAAGAATTATGAAATTTGGTATACTAAAATCTAGAATTGAAGAGACTTTATTAGAGTCATATAAAACTAAAACATTTAAAGAAGAATTTAAAAACTTCAAGAAATATGTTTTAGAAAATAAAAACGTAAGTAAATTGTTTTACCTTTACGACGGCCTAACAACAAATAAAGGTCTTTCTAAAGATATTGTCGACTCATATATTAACGAATGTATTACCATTTATGAAAATACCATTAATAAGATTGATACGAAAAGTCTAAGTGGTTTAAATAAGTGGGTATCAAATACTAATTCTAAAAACATATATGAAGATATTGATACTTTATTTTCTAATAACGTTTTAAATATTACTTCAAAAATAGAAGTTAGAAAAACTATTTCCGAAAATTTACAAAAGGAAGTTGTTGTTGTTGAATCAACCTTCGCTGGTAACGTACCTTTTAAGTCTATGGTTAATATAGTTAATAGTACTGCTAAAAAATATATCGAATCATTAAATGAAAGTGATAAAAAAGAATTGATGTCAATTTTAACTGAAGATGAAAAAGTTTTGGAAGAAAAGTTTGAAACTTTAAAATCTGAGGCTATTGGAAAATTAAATTCGGTTATTATTGAGGAAGTTGATGTTGAGGTAAAAAATAAGGTCAAAGAAACTATGACTAAATTAACTTCAGAATCTTTTACGAAATTAGGTTATTATAAGTTAACCAAATTAAATGAAAACCTATAACGATGGAAGTCGGTCTTACCAAACAATTAAATAGTTTTTTAAACAGGATGGTCAAACGTAAGTATCCTGTTAACGAAATTAACGTTTCCGGTAGAGACATTGGTAATGGTAATTTCGATTACACAGTATGGGTCCACCCCACTTGGGAAGGTCATGATAGACTTCAGTCTGATGATAACTTTGAGGAAGAATTATTTAAATATATAAAAGAGACCACTGAAGATGGTATTATGTTATTTAGAGAATATACCCGAGGTCACTACTTTAATAAGGTGGATTGGTTTTGGGATTAATTATTATCCGACTTAAACTTTTTTTCAACGTATTTTGCCTTATTTAATTCCTGTCTTTTAATTACTGATGGTTTAACAAACTCTTTACGTTTATTTATTTCTTTACTCTGACGAGTTTTAATAACTTTACTCTTATATTCCCTAAGAGCTTTTTCAATTCCTTTACGTTTATCTACCTTTATAATTAACATTTGATTTTATATTTTTGACTATAACCATAAATATACCTATCATTATTAAAAATAAACAAAACATATTTTAAATGAATGAAAAAAGGAAAAACAGCAAAAATAACCGGTTACAAACGGGCAAAAGTCATGTATGGGACTGTAGATTCAGTAGAATTGAAATCTTTATATCTAAATCTACATACTTGGGTTAACCCAAAAGAAGATAGTGATAATTGGGAACGTATTGTTCTTAATATGAGTAGGAAAGTAAAACATTTAGTTTTAGAAACAATAAAGGACGATATTTTTAGTAAAAAGTTTATTGTTGATTTTGATTTGAGATACAGTGGTATATATAAAGGTAAAAAATCATTTCTAAGTTTAGAAATAACATTATTCTTAACTGATAATGTTTTAGATTTTAGGGATAGGAAGATAAGAGAAAATTTAAAAGAAATCGTTAATAATATATTCAAATATGAGTTCAACAATAATAAATATTTTGAGTTTCATCTAACAAAATCAAATAATAAAGAAAAAGTTTTAACAGAAACAGGTATTACTTAATATTTATTAATTAAAACTAACACAATGGGTTTAAGAATTTTAAAAGAAAACGAAATAGGTACAGGTATCTTAATTGAAATGGACGCTGGTCACATATCTCCTAAAGAGGAAAGAAATAACATAATGTTGAAGGAGTCAAATGAGACGATGGACCACTCCAAACCTTTCGAGTTCTACGCAGTATTACAAAAATATAATACTCCAAATAGGAATGGTAGAACGTACCCTGAAAAAATATTAAAAAGAGAAGCTATAAACTATAAGAAGATGATTGATAAGGGAATTGCTCTTTCAGAGTTAAATCACCCTGAATCATCTTTAATAGATTTAGACAGAGTTTCACATTCAATCACAGAAGTGTGGTGGGAAGATAATGTTTTAATGGGTAAGATAAAGTTACTTACATCTCCGGGATTCCATGAGAGAGGTATAGTATCTACTAAAGGTGATATGGCGGCTAACTACCTTAGACAAGGTGTTACATTAGGTATATCTTCAAGAGGTGTAGGTTCACTTAAAAAAGTGGGGGAACAGAACGAAGTTCAAGACGATTTTGAATTAATCTGTTTTGACTTAGTGTCATCACCATCTACTCCGGGAGCGTATCTTTTCTTAAATCCTGAGGATAAAGATAAGTATGATGAGAACTTAGAAGAAGAAAATAAAGTTAAAGTTGAACGTCAAGTTGGTGAAACAGGTAACAAATCACTTGACTTAATGAAAAAATTAGACGATTATTTAGGTAAATAAAAAAATAATTAAAAAATAAAAAAAATGGAAGAAAAGTATTTTGTTGCAAAAATAGCATTAGATTCAGTAGATACTGAGACAGGAAAAGTAAAAAAATTAAGAGAAGAGAAATTAGTACACGGGTATAATCCTACGGACATAGAAGCTAAAGTAACTAAGGTTTTTGAGGCTTACAGTATGGATTGGAGGATAACAGCAATTGTTGAAAGTAAAATTGATGAGGTAATCGAGTAAGGTTTATCTAATTAAAAAAATAAAAAAGTGTGGTTTTTTACAATCACACTTTTTTTTATGCTATAACGCTATATTTATCATGGTATAGAGAGTGCTAATAGTAAAACCCCGTAAAAAGGTATTTTTTAGTAAACTCGTATATTTATAATAAAATAAAAAAACATTTAATGGCAAAAGAAAAATCATTAGTAGAAGACGCTATCACTCAAATCAAAGGATTAGAGGACGTATTAGCCGAAAACGCAAAAGGAATACTTCGTTCAACGATGAAAGAAGAAATCAGTGATTTAGTAAAAGAATCTCTTTCCGAACAGGAAGATGAAGAGGTTGAAATGGAATTAGACGTAGATGATTTAGGTATTGATGACGATGAGTCTGAAGAACTTGAATTTGATATGGATGATGATAACGACGAATTAGAAAACGAATTATCGTTAGACATCGAAGCCTTAGGGTTGGGTATGGATGATGATGATGAAGAAACTATCGACTTAACTGATATTGACGATGAAGATGAAATTCTACGTGTCTTTGGTTTAATGGGTCCTGATGATAATATTGTGGTAACACAAGATGACGCAGGTAATATTAACTTAAAAGACGACGAAAAAGAATATATGATTGTTGGTGAAGGTGAAGAAGAGACTGAAATCGAATTGGAAGAAGACTTGGAATTTGATTCGGAAATCGAATTAGATGAAGAGGAAGACTTTGATGAAGAATCTATTGAAGATATAGTTTCAAGAGTTTTTGATGAATCATATGGTGGAATCGAAGAAGAAGATATGGAAGAAGGACATTACGGTATGAATAAAGGTGACGAATATCACAGAAAAGATGTGAAAGGTCATGAANAGGAAGACGGTAAGTACGGNGCATATAATGAAGACGAAGAAGAAATCATGTATGAAATAGAATTCGACGAAGAAGACGAAGATGAGTTTACAGAGATTGACCTCGAAGAAACATTAGAGGAATCAAAACCTAAATTCACGTATGGGTCTAATCCTAACAGTAAAGGATTCAATACGAAGATGAAAAAGGCTGACCCTAAAAAGGGAACAGGTAAAGCGAAATTCGAATTCAAAGAAGGTCAAGGATATAATGACGACAAAGAAGATGAAAGTTTAGGTATGGAAGACGGAAAAATTTCAAAGAAAGATTTCAAAGGTACCAAAAAACGAAAATCTAAGTCTCGTAGAGATGACGCACATTTCGAAACAAGAGAAGGTCACTACTCAAAAGAAGAAACAAAAGAGGCGTCACGAACGCTTGGTAATGGTAAATATTGGGGACGTCAAGGTTTAAACAAACCAAAAGCGGCACCAAGAAACATTAGAGTTGAAAATACCAATACCAAAGAATTGAAAGTCCTTAGAGAAAAGAATGAAGAGTATAGAAAAGCACTTAATGTATTTAGAAATAAATTAAATGAAGTGGCAATATTCAATTCTAACTTAGCGTACTCAACAAGATTGTTCACAGAACATTCAACTTCTAAAACTGAAAAAATTAACATTTTAAGAAGATTTGATAACGTTGATACGATTAAGGAATCTAAAGGATTATATAGGACTATTAAAAATGAATTGTCAACGGACAATGGAAATTCAAAACCAATGAACGAATCTATCGGTAAAACTATCGATAAGAATCTTTCTACAGGTTCATCACAAAATTTGATTGAATCTAAGACTTATGAAAATCCACAGTTCTTGAGAATGAAAGATTTAATGTCAAAATTATAATAAATAAATAAATAAAACTAAAAATAAAAAACCAAAAAAATGGGAGCATTATTAGAATCAGGTCTTGTTGGTAACATTGGGTTAAAACACCTTAAAGTTATCAAAGAAGACACAATTAACAAATGGGATAAATTAGGATTCCTAGAAGGTCTTAAAGGACACTTAAAAGAGAACGTAGCTCAGTTATATGAGAATCAAGCGTCTCACCTAATAAATGAAGCATCTGATGCAGGAAACGCAGGAGCATTTGAAACTGTTGTATTTCCTATCGTTAGACGTGTATTTTCAAAATTACTAGCGAATGAAATCGTATCAGTACAAGCTATGAACTTACCAATTGGTAAATTGTTTTACTTTGTACCTAAAATTCAAGGGTACTCAGGTGGAACGGCTAACCAATCAGGTGACCATTACGCACCTGTAGGTTCTCCGGGTAATTACCCAGGTAACCCTAACGCAGGATATGAAGGAGCTGGAGCTTACGCTAAGAACCTTTACGATTTATTCTACGAAGGTAACGCACCGGGTCTTGACCCAGCAGGTTTATTCGATTATTCTAAAGGACGTTGGTCAGCTATCACAGCTACAACAGCTATCCAATCATGGTCAAATGGAGCTTTAATTGATTCTGTAATTGAAGGAGACACTGCATCAGCAGGAGTTATTCCAGCAGGAAACACAAGAAAAGTAATCATTAAAATGTGTGGATTCGCTGATACAGGAGCAGGAAAACTAATCGGACCTGATGGTAACGAAATGGATACGGAATCTTTCTTATCTGATTTACACGTTATTAAGTCTGTTGGATTATCTGCATCAACAACACCTTGTGAAATTTCTACAGGTTCATTGTTATTCAGAGTTGTAACTCAACAATATGGTAAAGGTATCGTATCTTACGGTGAAACTACTACTACTAATTGGGCATCTACAGGTAGTGGAGGTTCTTTCAAGAACGTATGTGACGCTGACGGATGTATCTACTTAGAAGTTGATTTATCTTGTCCGGTATGTGCTGATTGTAATTCTACATCTTTAGATGGGTACACAGGAGCAACTATCAATAGTGGAGCAACTGCTACTTCTTTCACGGCTGTATTCAGACGTTACGAAGAATTAGAATTTGAAGATAAAATCGGTGAAGTTTCTTTCGACTTGGATTCTGTTACAGTATCTGTTACTGAAAGAAAACTAAGAGCACAGTGGTCTCCTGAGTTAGCTCAAGATGTCGCTGCTTTCCATAACATCGATGCTGAAGCTGAATTAACGGCTTTATTATCTGAACAAGTTGCGGCTGAAATCGATAGAGAAATCTTGAGAGACCTTAGAAAAGGTGCAGCATGGAACCTAAGATGGGATTATAACGGATGGAGAAGAATTTCTCAAACAACATCATACACTCAGAAAGATTGGAACCAAACTTTGATTACAGCAATTAACCAATTGTCAGCACAAATTCACAAATCAACTTTGAGAGGTGGAGCTAACTGGATTGTTGTTTCTTCTGAAGTTTCAGCTATATTTGACGATTTAGAATACTTCCACGTATCTAACGCGTCTCCTGAGCAAGACCAATATAACATGGGTATTGAAAGAGTGGGAACTCTTGCAGGACGTTACCAAGTGTACCGTGACCCTTACTTCCCAGCGAATCAAGTGTTGATTGGACATAAAGGAACATCATTGTTAGATACGGGGTACATTTACGCACCTTACGTACCATTACAATTAACTCCTACAATGTACAACCCATTCAACTTCACTCCGATTAAAGGAATTATGACGAGATACGCGAAGAAGATGGTGAACAACAGATTTTACGGCAGAATTACCGTAGATGGTGTTAGAACATTCGATTTAAAAGAATTGAGATAATCAAAACTTTAAAATAGATAACTTAAAAAGGTCCTCATTAATGGGGACCTTTTTTTTTACCTCTTTTTGTTAATAATCGAAGGAATGAGAGTATTTATAGTATGAGGAAAATTATATTTAGTGATGAACAAGTTAAAGAAATGATATCTCTATATGTTGACGATATTTGGGGAACACGACAGATAGGTAAAAAATATTCCGTGTCTGAGAAAACCATTAACAGAGTTCTAAAAGAAAATGGCGTTAAAATGGATACGTCCGGAAGAAGAAATCTCGGAGGAAAAAAAGTGTCGGATAAGAAATATTACGAATCTAACAAGGATAAAATATCCGAATATCACAAATCTTGGAGAGAAGAAAAAAAAGAATACCTAAGAGAATACCATAAAAAATGGAGAGAAGAAAATATAGAAAAACATAGAAAGACCAAAAGAGAATACGAGAGGAATCGTAAAGCGAGGGACCCCCTTTATAAACTAATTTCTAATTTCAGGACTGCGATATATCAGGTATT